TTACCTGATGGGAATGTTACCTGGGATCAAAAAATTTTATTTAAATAAAGTTTATTACTGCAATTCACTTTGGATAGCTCCTGGTTGGGAATGGGTTGATCCGTACAAAGAAGCTAAAGCTGCTGAGGTCGGATTGAAGACAGGGATAAAAACGTATGCGGATATTTACGCGAATAACGGACAAGATTGGGAAGAAGCGTTTGAACAGCGTAAACGAGAAAAGGATAAATTAAACGAACTCGGATTGGATGGTGTTGAAGATGAAGATAGGCAAAAACAAGGAAACACAGATCAATCTGTCAATACAAGCTCAACAGCAAATGCAAATGCCGGTAGGAATTAATTTAAAAATAATCGAGGGAGATATTAAAAATGTCGAAACAAAACGATTTATTCAGGGCAGACGTAACCAAGAGCGATGATGATGTAAAAGTTAATCGTGAAAAAGGCATTATTAAGGGCTTTGCGGTAGTCACTAAAGGTATGACAAAAGATGAGCGAGGCGAGTTTGACGATGCTGAACTGGATAAGATCGTTAAACTTGGAAATAAAACAAAAGTTGGAGTTAAATCCAGATTCGGACATCCGAATATGAGCAGTACTGCACTCGGTACATTTCTCGGAAGAGTTAAAAATTTTCGCAAAGACGGAGATATTGTCCGGGCTGATTTGAATCTGGACAAAAGCGCTTATGATACGCCGGACGGTGATCTTGCGACGTATGTAATGGACTTGGCGGAATCAGACCCGCAAGCGTTCGGCTCATCAATGGTCATTCACTGGGACGCTGAAGAACGTCTTGATGACGATGGTCAACCGGTTAGAGATAAGGACGGTCGCAGAGTGCCTCCGTTTATCAGGGTAAAAAGTTTATTTGAGGTAGACGTTGTTGACGATCCTGCGGCGAATAAAGGGATGTTCGGGAATCAGTTTTTTACAAATAGCGTGATGTTGTCTGCTGAGATGACCTCGTTTTTAGATAATTTTTTAGAACAGCCGGAAGCGGTTGAAAAGGTTGGATTATTTTTAGATAGATATCGGGTGAACCGAGATATTAAAACTGAATTTGAGGAGGAAAGTACAATGGCAGAAACGTTAACGAAAGATCAAATTAAAACCGATAATCCGGAACTTTTTGAGTCGATCAGGAAGGAAGGTTTTGAGCAAGGAATTGAAGCGGAGAGAACTCGTGTAACAGGTATTCTGGAAGCCGGAAAAGAGTTTAATTCCGTGTCTTTTGAAGGATGTGATGACGTCATCGATGCGGTATCGAACAATTCAAGCATTGATCAGGCGATCATTAAGTTTCAGCAAAAGGAACTTGATGCATATCGGCAAACCGGCACTGATGATGTTGGGGCTGATGCTAATCCTGAAGAGTCAAAAAAGACACATCTTGACCGCGCTAAAGAGTACTACAGAAATAATGACTGTACTATGACTGAAGCGCTCAAAGCAACTGCATTTAAAAAATAAACAAATAGGGAAAAATACAAAAAAACTGGAATAGATAATTTTTAATAAGTAAGGGAGAAATAAGATGACACAATATAATTTAGGTTCTAAAGCGTTTATTGCTGAGGAGGCATTGGAAGCGAATCGAAGAGTGAAACTGGGTACAGCTGCAAATCAGGTTGTTTACGCCGATCAGTCTGATAGTGATAACTATATTGGTGTCACTGAAGCAAAGGCGGCGATTAATACTTATGTGAGCGTTGCTCTAAAACAGCCGGGCAGAACTTTCAAGGTTGTTGCTGATGGAATTCAATCAGCAAAATGTGTTCTTTATGCTGCTGATGACGGGAAAGTTTCTGATACTGCTTCAGGAAATCCCATAGGTGTTGCTCTTGAAGCGGCTACGGCTGATGGCGAGGTGATTGAATCTATCCTGGAAGATACTGCTTCTGCGGAAATGGATGGAGCGTCCACAGCTATTGAAGCGGAAAACGGTAATGGATCCATCCCGATTATTTTCTCGAAAGCTGGAATCACAGACGCTAAAGGAGGAGATGTTGTTTTTTTAACTTCTGCCCCATTTGACTGTAGAATCATAAAATGGTGGTTAATTTCTCGTGATACAACAGCTGCAAATATTACTGTCAAAAATGGCAGTGCCAATGTAGTTGGTACATCTACAGCGAAAGGTACAGCTGATGATGTTGTTGTTGATGGCGCCGGTATCGTTGCAGAATATGATGAAGTTGCAGCTGGAGCGTCTTTAAAAGTCGCTGCATCAGCTGTAGCCGCGTTTGATATTTTCGTAATGGTGATAAGAATATAATAATTCAAAAAAGAGTTTTTACAAGCAATTCTAACAAGTAAGTTTAATTTTAAATAAGGAGACAAGGAAATGTCAGGAGTTGATTATTCGGGAACAAGAGCTGTGCCAAGAATTGAACTTGGTGTAGCAATGCAGGAGTTCATGACTGATGAGGCAAATCAGTTTATCGGAACCAAGGTAGCGCCTATTTTTCCTACTTTGAAAAAAGAAGGAAAATATCCGGCAGTAACGCGTGAAAGTATCACTCGGGATGCAGATACTAAACGCGGATCTCGTGGAAACTATAATCGAGACGGATTTGAAGTGAAAGACAAAGAGTTCGCCTGTAAAGAGCATGGTCTGGAAGGGCCTCTTGATGATAGCGATCGTGCATTATACGCCTCTGATTTTGATGCGGAACTTAATTTAACACGTATTATTACCCGCCGGCTTCTGCAGGCACAGGAAAAACGTATTGCCGATTTAGTGATAAATACAAGCACGTTTACCGGCAATGCGTTGTATAAAGATTATTCAGGCGCGCCATGGGCAACCGCCGGATCAGATGCTATTGGACAAGTAAGGTTCGGGCGTAAAAAAATCCGTACTAATTGCGGGATGGAAGCAAACACATTAATCGTGAGCCGCACTAACCTTGATTATTTATTGGCAAATACAGCCATCAAAGACGCGATTAAGTATACCGCTCGACTAACTGAACAGGAAATCAAGAACGCTTTGGCTGATCTTTTTGGAATTGAGCAAGTCATTGTTGGCGGTTCAATCAGGAACTCTGCTAAAGAAGGATCTGCTTTTGTCGGATCGTCTATCTGGAGTGATACTTATGTTTCATTAGCGAGAATTTCTAAAAACGGGCAGGATTTATCAGAACCCACACTGGCAAGAACGTTTTTATGGACAGCTGACAGTCCTGAGAATGCCACTGTTGAACAATATCGTGAAGAAGGTGTTCGAAGCGATATTTTTAGGGTTCGCCAGCATACTGATGAACAGATAATCGACCCGTATTTCGGGTTCTTGATGAAAGTCGCTTAATCGAAATATAAATTCCCAGCCGGGAACTGTTCTTTATGGCTCCCGGCTTTACCAGGTAAACAGAAAATGACATTTAAAAGCCTTGTGCAAGATGATTTAAAAAACGTTTTTCTGAATACAAATGAGTTTGCGGAAGAAATTGTTTATATGCCTAAAAACGGAACCGCAAAAACTATCGTGGCATTGATTAGCAGAGATCGGATTGAGCCGGTAGAAGAGAACCGGTATCGATCGCTTCAGAAAGAGTGTGAAGTCATTATATCAAAACTGGATTCCAATGGGATATCAAGCATAAATGAAGGACAGGATAAAGTCTCATTCCCTGAATATGAAGGCGGTTCTAATAAGGATTGGGCAGTACTGGAAATATTAAAAGCGGACACTGTAACGTGGACGCTAAGGGTTGGAATGTAGATGAAGAACGAACGGATTTTTTCAACACCGATAGAAATTGAGTTTAAGAATACAAAAGAATTTAAAAAGATGTTTATAAAAGCTCCGGAGATTCTTGCTTATGAGTTTCAGGACGCTTTTTCGCATATAAAACTTAAATTTTTCAAAACGTTGAAATCAACAATGAAAGTTAAACGGACTACCGGTTACTGGAAGTTGTTTCAAGGTCGTGTATATCCTGAAAAACGGATCCAAGCTAAAAAACCCGAGAACGTTGAGATGCGCATTTGGACACGGTCACGTTTAGCGAAAATACATGAACGGGGCGGCGTGATAACTCCGAAAAGAGCGAAGATGTTAGCTATACCTATCGGGGACGCTGCGAAAAAAACGACAAAACAGGTAAAGAAACAGTATGCGGATAAATCTAAAATCAAAAAATTAGTTATGGTTGAGGTGATGGGTAAATTGTACTTAGTAAAGTTGAATAAGAAAAGAAAACGATTCTTGTTTGCTTTAATGAAAAAGGTAACCGTAAAACCTAAACTGAATTTTGAAAAAACATGGGTGAGTTTAAAAGCTTTTAGGGCGATGATATTAAATCAAGCTCTGGACATAACAGTTAAGAAATGGGCAAGGGTGAAATAAATGGCATACGCTATTCGTGAAAAAATAATGCAGAACCTTGTTACAACACTGGAAGGGATAACAACCGGCAACGGATATAACAACACTATAAACGCGGTTTATCGTTGGGAACAAACCGGCAACTCGCTTGTCGATGTTCCTGTGATAGAGCTTAATATTGCCGGTGAAGATACGGAGAATTCGCCGAATCCGTATACGACAGCAACTTTATCGGTAATGATAGACCTGTTTGTCAGACATGATAAATCAAATTTCAGCGGCTCAACAGACGCTTACCTGATTACGTTTTTAGCTGATATTACAAAAGCGTTAATGACCGACAATACCAGAGGCGGTAACGCTATTGATACGGTTATCACAGGAAATTCGCCTTTTGATATTGTGGACGGGCAGGGATTCACCGGATTAACTGTAATTATTGATATTTTATACAGGTACAAAATTTATGACATTACTCAAATATAGGAGGTTAAAACATGTTAGTTCGCAAGATGCAGTTAGCGGCAAAAGTAGAAGATATTGAAGGGGGGTTGGAAAGTCTGGCGTCGGTTGACGCGAAATTTCTTGTAAAAGATCCGAATTACAGTGCTGATATGGATATTTTCGAACGTGAAATAGTCAGAGATACTTTGTCTAATCTGCAGAGTTTAACCGGCAAAAAATCAGCGTCTTTATCGTTCGGTTTGGAATTACGCGGTTCGGGTTCGGCAGGCACTGCTCCGCAATGGTCGAGATTATTAAAAGCCTGCGGGTTTCAAGAAAATATACTGAAAAGCCTCACTATCGGCATTGTTTCCGACGGTCCTTTTGTGCATGGTGAAACGATTACCCAATCGACAACTAATGCGACCGGTCGTGTCGTTATAGACACAGCTAATGGTACGACAACACTTTATTTTGTGGATACCGGCGGAGGGACATGGGACGATTCCAACGATATCACCGGCGGAACTTCAGGAGCTACTGCCACACCATCGGCATTAGCGACTGCGGGAATTGAATGGAAACCGTTTTCCGATGAATTATCACAGATATCTATCGGCTCGATATCAAACGGTCCTTTTAGTGCAGGAGAATTAATCACCGGAGGAACTTCAGGCGCAAAAGGCTATGTTTACGAAGAAACGGCAACCGGTGCATCTGTTTTAAAATACAGGATTATATCAGGAGTTTTTACATCCGGAGAAACTGTAACCGGATCAGATTCCGGCGCATCCGCAACAACCTCAAGTACGGCTACACAGGTTGAGGTACCCTCATTGAGTATGGGGTTGTATAACGATGGATTTCTTGAGCGATTGAAAGGCGGCAGAGGGACTGTGAAATTCACGTTTCCGGTTGGTCGTCCGGCAGGGATGGATTTTGAATTCAAAGGCGCATATGTTGACGCTGATGACGTGACTGAGTTAACAGGCATATCATATGAGACGACTGTTCCGCCGGTTGTTTTGGACGCAAGTTTAAGTGTCAACAAATTTGCGGCGGTATTAGCAAATGTTGAGATTGATGTAAATAATACGGTTTCACCGCGAGAAAGCGTGAATGATTCTAATGGAATATTATCGCATAGGATTACCGAACGAAAAATGACAGGGTCGATTGATCCTGAAATGGTGCTTAAAGCACAACAGGATTTTTATCAGCAGCTTAAAAACAATACAGAGGTTGTTATCGATTTTACTGTAGGAAACACAACCGGCAACATGTTTCGCATCTATGTACCGAGAGCTCAATATAACGGTCTTAGTAAAAGTGATCGGGACGGAATCAGGGTTGCTGATCTTACATTTTCGTGCAACGGTTCAATGTCGCCTGGCGACGACGAATTAACATTACTGCAATTATAAATTAATCAGGAAGAGGAGTTTTTGATTATGGCTATACCGGTCGGTTTAAATAGAGTTAATGATTATGTTTTAAAGTCACATAAAAAGTTACCTGAAGACCAGCGGGCTGTGTTTAAAATTAAAATTTTAACACAGCGTAAGTTTGCCAAAGTTGTTTCACTTTTTAAGGTGATAGAGGATGAACAGGAAAATTTAGACAAAATAAACGAAGCGTTTGTTGAAATTTGTAAAGCCTCTTTAAAAACTTGTAAAAACCTGTATGACGATGAAGGTAATAAATTCGAATATTCGTATAAAGAGGCAGACAGGTTGCTTGATTGTCTTACATTCAGTGAAATAAGGGAACTGAACAGTGCAATTATAGAAACTAATATAATATCAGAGGAACAAGCAAAAAACTGATATTTGCCGCAGGTTTTATTGTTGATGATTTGAGTTTTGATTGCAGAACTTGCGGCTCAACACAAAAAGAATTGTATGGATGTGAAAAAGACGCATCCGATCCTGTTTTAACAATACAGTGTGTTAAGTGTGGCGGGAAAAATAAAGACTGTGAAATATGTCATGGTTCGGGAACAGAAGATATATACCGATGTCCATTGCGAAAAGTTGAAACATTACGAGAGTTTATAAAGTTTTACGGTTTTTATAAAAAAGGTTTTTTACCTGAAGAAGGCGGAGTTTTAGAACAGGCAAATATATTTTTAGAAGCATGTTCTTTTTTAGACAACGAAGTTGCGAAAATTAAGAATGAGAAAATAAAAAGGATGTCGAAAAATGGCAGACGCTAAGAAGACATATGAAATTATCGCAAAAATGAAGAATAATATATCTCCGAATTTAAAGCTAATCGGCAGATCGTTTTCCTGGATGACAGCTAAAGCAAAGGCGGCTTTACGAGGTTTAACCAAGATGGTTTTTAATTTAAAAACCGGATTACTCGGATTAAGTGCGGTTTTAGGCGCTAATATGTTTATTCGACCTGCAGCTGATATTGAAAATTATCGGGCACAGTTGACCGCCATTTACGGTGATGCCAAAAAAGCGGCAGTTGCATTACATGAAATGCGTAAATTTGCAGCTGAGTCACCTCTTGAGACAAAGGATGTGATTGAGGCATTTAAAGTGCTTGAGTCGGTTGGGGTTGAGTCTGCAGAAACTGTAGTTAAAAAATTAGGGAATGTCGCTGTTATATTTAAAAGAGAAGTGGCTGATATATCAAATGCGTTTATCGGTTTAAATAAAAGAACGTTACGTCAACTTGGCGTTGAGGTTGACCGGCAAGGAAAAAGCATTATCATTGCTGCAGGCAAAGGTCCTAAACGAATGGTAGTGGAAATTGAAAAAGCAAACAAAACAACCATTCAGCTGAATAAAGAAATTAGGAATTCTTTACTTGATATATGGACAAAACAGTTTCCGAACGCAATGGATTTAATGAAAAATAATTTTGATGCCGCAGTTGCCGTTTTTAAATCTAAAATATTTGAGTTAACAGCTGATATCGGCAAAAAATACCTGCCTAAACTTACTGAATTTTTTAATAAATTATCAGACATGATAACTGAACATCACAATGAAATAGTTGCGCTTTTCACCTCACTTCCTGATATCTGGGATATTGTTGTCGAGCGTTTGATGTCTAAGTTAGAATCCGGCAAAAAATCTATTAAAAAAGGTTTTTGGAATTGGTTGATGAGACCTTTGACAATCTGGGAGAGATGAAG